ATCATTTTAAAAAATATAGTGGATATGAAAATTATAGTTATAATATTAATAAAAATTTTGCATATATGTTGTTTTATGAAAATTTTATAGAATATATCTTACAAAATAAAATATCTAATAAATTAGAAACTATAATTAGTATATATAAAAACTTTTCGGATTCAGATAATCTAGACTATTTATTGTATAAATATATGAAATGGGAACTTATAGACTATAATAATACCTATAAAATATCTAGGAATTCTTATTTAATAAATAATAATAAACAAACAGATACTAATAAAAATATAGATTTAAAATACTCATTACTACTTAATAAAAACTCATTAGAATTTATTAACCTTAAAACTATCAATCTATATCTGCCCAAAATTTTTAAAAATTCTATGTCAATAAATATTTACAATTTGGGATACTACTTAAAATTGCTAGAAGAATTAAAATTAAACAATACGGGTATAGAGTCTATAGAGACAAATATTTTTTATAAAATAATTAAGTTTATTAATTAAACAAGTATAATACAATACTTTTTTTTCTTTTAATAATTTATATGGTTGGTGTAGGAAAAATTACACAAGAAACAGACTTCATAGTGGGAAATCCCCAGATTACATTTTTCAAGGCAGTTTATCGCAGACATTCACATTTTGCGATACAACAGAAAACTCAGAGTGGTGACCAACCGAATGTTAATGGTAAAGAAATCGTTTATACTATTAATGATGGTGGTGGCCAGCTTTTACATAGATGTTGGCTAGAGGTAGACCTAAATGTTACAAGTAATGATGATAGTGAAGAGTATATGAACTGGACTAATAATACTGGTCATGCTTTTGTCGAACAGTGCAAACTTAAAATTAATAATAATGAAATTGATACTCATTCCGGTGTTTGGCTAGATGTTTACAATGAACTTAATGATAAAGATGAATTAGAACACATGGGATTAAATAAACACGCAGCAAAAAACGCATACCTAACTTCCAGTAAAAGACTTGAGCCACTACACATGATTATTCCATTCAAATTCTGGTTTAATAAAAATCCAGGTCTCGCACTTCCACTATGCTCGATTGACAGAGCTTCTGTGGATTTTGTTGTTAAGTATAGAAAACTTACACATCTGGTGAATACTACCAATGGAGTAGTTATCCCAGCAGCAACAACAACTATTTCTGATCCGAGGGTTACATTTTTCAGTGAGATTATTCATTTAGATATTGATGAAACCAGACGTTTTACACAAAACAGACACGAATATTTAATTGAAACTTTACAGGAGAAACAGGAAGATTTTGAGAGTAATGTTAGAATTAATTTCTCTCACCCTGTTAAAGAATTAGTATGGGTTATTAGACACCAAACCCGATTTGAGGGTACTGCTGCTACAGCCGCGGAGGCTCCTGTGGACGCAACAAAGAATATTTCTTATAATAGTAATGGCGAGGCATTTAATACCGTTGCTAATAATCTTCTTGGTATCACTGTAAAACCTGTCAACGGTAATGACTATTTTGATTATTCATGTGGTTCTCTTGGAACCATAGGGGGTAGCAAGGACTCTACTCATGGTGGTAATAATATTTATGGTAATCACGATCAGGGTTGCGAATGGTTTGATACATTCCAGCTTGATATTAGTGGTGAAACTCAGTTTGATAAACTTAAGGCATCATTCCTTAGAACATCGTTGCCGGCTCAGTATGGTCACAAAGTCCCGAATAAGCACGTCTACTGCTATTCTTTTTCGCTAAATCCAGATGAATATTCGCCGAGTGGTGTAAAGAATCTTTCTAACTCGAGCCACCAGTTGCTACGATTTACTGATCCTATTACAACAACAAATAGTGATGTCAAGATTACAATTTTTGCTGTTAACTATAACATATTTAGAATTATGAATGGTAAAGCAGCGTTAATATTTTCACAATAAATTATAATAACTATATATAATAATGGGTGGATTAATACAGTTAGTTGCTTATGGAGCACAGAATGCATATCTAACAGGTACACCTGACATGACTTTTTTTAAAAGTGTCTTTAGAAGACACACAAATTTTTCTATTGAATCTATTAAACAAACTATAGATGGCGACTCTTCTTATTCCGAATTTGAAGTTAGTACTATAGTTTCACGAAGTGGTGATTTGCTATCCAATGTTTGGGTTGAAGCAAATTTACCATCTATACAAGGTGTTAACGAAACTTTTAAGGAGGCGATTACCTATACATCATGGTGTAATAATACTGGATGTGCTTTTATTAAAGAGTGTTCTATAGATATAGGAGGGAACCAGATGGATAAACAGGATTCTGTTTGGATGGATATTAATAATGAACTAAATGAAAGAGATAAATTAGTTCGTCTGATGATTAATAAACAAGGGAGTTTCCCAATTGTTAATACCGCTGGTCCAGAGAATAGACAGGTCCCTATATTACATCTTATGATACCTCTTAATTTCTGGTTCTGTAAAAACACAGGAGTAGCACTCCCACTTATTGCTTTGCAGTATCATGAGGTTAAACTTAACTTTACCTTTAGAGCTTTAGAAAATCTTATAGTCTCTTCACACGAAACACGGGCGGCAATTGATACAGCGCCAGATATTAATGTGTGGTGTGATTATATATTTTTAGATGAAGAGGAAAGAAAAAGGTTTGCACAATCTAAACACTCTTATTTAATTGAACAGGTCCAATTAAATGTTGAAGAAATAGAAGTAAACAGTCAGAACCAGGATATAGATCTTTTCTTTACTCATCCAGTAAAAGAGTTAATATGGGTATTTACTGATTTTGGTAGAAATACTGAAGTAAATTCTTCACAACATCCAGCAAACCCAGGAATATTTAGTCCACCCCTATTAGATCCGACTGGCACAACTATAAAAATAGATGGTGATGGTGTTGATGGAGGCGGTAATGATTACTTTAATTATAGTGCGAGTTATAATAATACTGTAATTAATGGTTTAGAATCTGGTTCCTTTATGGGAAATAGTAATGCTATGGAAAACTTTGGAACTATGTGTCTAAAAATGAATGGACATAATAGATTTGAAAAAAGAAATGCTTCCTATTTTGGAAAAGTACAGCCATACCTAGCAAAACATGAAATACCTGAAAAACATATCTATTGCTACTCCTTCTCACTAAATCCTAGAGAATATCAGCCAAGTGGTGCCTGTAATTTTTCTAGACTTGATACAGTTCAAATGGAGTTTAGTAGTCTTGGTACTAAACAACGGAAAATAAGAGTATATGCCGTAAGTTATAATATACTACAAATCGTTGGTGGAATGGCCGGATTAGCCTTCGCACATTAAATAAAAAATATAAATAACTATAGAAATTAAATAATCTAGTTGGTAACGATTACATCACGATTAATAAATGTTTCTACTTGCTCTATAATTTTTGCCCTTTCTTCATCATTTTCATAAAAGTTTGTAGATACATCTAGATACAAAACATTTATACCTTTAGATACATTATCCTTCATCCATTCTTCATGGTTATTATGTAACTGTTTAAGATATTCAAGTGGAATCCCAGACTCTTCGGTTCGTGACCTTTTTTTAATTCGTTCTTCACTAATCTCAGGATTTGTCTTTAGATAGATGAAATATTTAGGCGTAATATCAAATTTTTTACACAACCATGTATGCCAATTACAATAAATATCATATTCTATTTTAGACATTTTCCCATTCTCAAAACAATTTTTCGCAAAACAAATCTTATCAGTAAAAACAGACCTTTCTACAAACTTTATCCTTTTTTCTGGTGCATCATCAACTGCCTTAATCCTACTAATAAATGAATTCATCTGGAATGTAAATGACCATCTTTCCTGATCACTATAGAATTTATCCAGTATATTTTTATTATCAGAATCCTTCGTAGAAAGCCACTGGTCTACAGGTTCATATACTACTGTGTCATTCTTATACAACTTTTTCAAAAAATCCAAAAAGGTTGTCTTACCCGTCCCAATGTTTCCTTCGATGTAGATTTCAGTCATTATGTATTGATATTGTATTTATTAATATAAACTTTAAGTTTATCAATTTTATTAATATTTAATTATAATTTTGAGGGACCCTGATATGCAGGGTTTGTAACTGTAACACTGTTCTTTCTAGTTCTATTCCTATTATTCGGATTTATTCTTGGTGAAGGCGATGGTGAAGGAGATGGAGAAAATATGCTTCGGTTAGAACTTCTTCTAGGAGAAGAAGACCCCCTATT